CTATCTGATCCATCATCGTGCATGTATAAATGATTTGTACAGCAATGGTATCGAATTCACTAAGGTTCTCCATTTTTTCAATCCAGGTATATAGGGTCTCCCCACTTGATCTCTCCGTAATAATACCTTTGAATCTCGAAAAATCGTAACGTCTGATATCATGTTTAGCTCCAAATGCCCCCCAATCTAGATACTTTGCGTCCTTTACCTTGAAGTCATTACACTCTAACGTGCCGTAATAGGCAATCATGTTTGGGCTATACGAATTGGCGAATATGTACGGGATTACTGTGCTGTAAATGTACTCTTCTGTCATAAGATCATCAGTGAAACCCGATTTCTTATGAGAACCCAAATCGTGCCATTTCGCAAACATGATCTTAATCGAAATACCCGTTTTAATACAAGCGTTAGGAACAGGCACTTTTGTTTTACCTAAAAGCACAAAACTAGGACTACCCGTCACCCCCGCGATCACTTTTTTCACCTTGTTGTCGGCGAACAATGTGTTCGGTCTGCATCCTAATACAACCTTTCCGCTGCAATCACTACTCGCACAATTAGTCAGTACTTTCTCTAGCCCGGTTCGACATGCGAGTGGGAATTGGTTAGGGACAACTAGGTCAATAGGGCATTTCGACATTTATTACTGGCAGTGAAATTATTTTGACGATAGTCTTCTTGATCCACTTGACACGCGTCTTTGCTCACTTGATTTACCTGATGCGCGTCTTTGCTCAAAGAGAGCACGTGGCGGGGTAGCTTTCAATGGAGTAACACCTGCCTCGAACTGGGCACTCGGTAGAGCATACAGATTTCGTCTACAGTTTCTAGCATTCCTTACTATTCTGGGATCAACAGTAAAAAAGAAATGATTGGTGATCAACTCTTTCCTCGATCCCAATGCTTTCAGTCCATATAAACTATCCATCATTGGTCTCACAAAAACATTCCCTTTGTTAGGCGGGTTCCACAAGCCATATGCAAAATACCTCTCATTAGCTTTGGCATAGAACTCAGAACTATATGCATTTATAATATAATCAGCATACGCTTTAAACACCCTATTCAGTTTCAGTACACTGCTTTCTTTCATTAGTTCATCGAGAGCAAGTGCGATTCGGGACATGTTCGCACCAGGTACCAAGTGATCAAGATTAGGCACACTAAACCCATCCTTACTAAGCCAAGGTTTGGGTCCCGTGTGGCTCACGTTTGATTTTGGTTTAATAACACTTGCAGGGGAGTATTGTGTTTCTACCTTTACCGCTCTATCCCAATCAAAGATTTTCACGATGTACCGCGTATGGATCCATATAACATTCTCGCCATCTATACAGAACGCCATAGTCACGCGGCCTTTATCGCCCAAATCATCAACAAACAAATTACCAGCATGTAAGTCATTATGTACTAACCCTATCTGATCCATCATCGCGCATGTGTAGATAATCTGTATGGCAATAGTATCGAACTCACTAAGATTCCCCAGATCATCCATCCAATCAAAAAGAGATACCCCCTTGCCTGATGACCTCTCGGTAATAACACCAATAAATTTCGAAGTATCAAAGTCAAATCTCGAACGCCTTTTCTTAGCACCCTTACCTTCGAACTTATCCCAGGGCAGGTACATGTCATCTATTTTGAAGTTACTACAGGTAAGCGTGCCGTAATAAGCGATCATGTTCGGACTGTACGAGTTGGCGAATATGTACGGGATAACCGTGCTGTAGATATAATTCTCTGTCATGAGGTCATCAGGAAACTCGCCATTTTTCTTTGCGAACATGATCTTGATCGAAATACCAGTGTTAGTACAACTATCAGGCACAGGCACTTTCGATTCGCCGAGAAGCACGAAACTAGGACTAGCAGTTTTACCGGTGATTATCCTGTTAGCCTCATCATTTACAAACAAGGTAGTTGGTTCACATGCCAGTACGACCTTCCCACTACACTTATCGTCCTTACACCCAGCTAGAACATGTTTCAGTCCCGTTCTACAAGCGAGCGGGAACTTATCAGGGAACTTCAATTCAACAGGACACCCAGGCATTTGTTATTGCAATTAAAAAAATAATATACACTGGTAAAAATGCCAACGTATTGTTAAAACCATGGGCTGATGCCATGGGGGCTAGGAGAAGATAAATTAAAAATCTGTACCCATAGGAAATGCCTGTTAAGAGACGTGTGGTTGGTAAGGTATACATTCCTACATTCTGTAAAGCACGAACCATTGCTCAATGCGGTGAAACTGGTTTCTGTCGATGGGTAGTTGGTAAAGGAAAACGCAAGTCGTATTGTACTAAACGAAGAATGCGCAAGGCTCCCACTGTACCAACTAGGTATATTCCTCAATTACATATTCCTACGGGAAACACTCCTATTAGACCTCGATTACATATTCCTACTGGAAACACTCCTATTAGACGTGCAGTATATCGACGGCCTGCTCCTCCCATCCCTCGTAGACGACCTGCTCCTCCTATACCGTATATTACTGGCAATACTCCTGTTAGACGTGCGGTGTATCGACGACCTGCCCCTCCTATTCCTCGTCTATCTGTTCACCGTCTAAGACCTCAAGGATACCTCCCTCCTTTTGCGGCCTCCGTAAAAAAGCAATCTGTAAAGAGACAATCCGCCATGCCTAGTCGTCATCTAGGTGTTATCCCTAGAACATCAGCTAGAAGGAAAACTCCAAATCCACGATACAACTAGAGCAATTTATCATTATTTTTTTACTTACATTAATAAATGGGCACATACATCATCAACTCCTATGATCCGACTAAAGACCTGTCCTATGTGATATATGACTACACGTGCGCAACAATCACGAAAACACAGACAGCTATACCCTCAGGAGTGACTGAAGTGAATTTCGGAGGAACATGGGGGGCACCTCCAACATGGTACATAGTGATTCTACTAACGTCGAGCACCCCGAGTACTCCGTGCATTAAAGGAAACAGCATAGGCACATCACAACAAATGGGGAAAACGAGCCATGTATACATAGATGTGTACGGCTATGTGAATGCCATAAATGCTCATCCCGCAATTCCTCGTTCCTACCCAACGTATTACCCACAGAAGAGTATGTGGACCCCTGGTAATGTCGGGTGGCGCATGAACTATGGCGATGTGATCAGACTCCTTATTCCTCAAGTTCCGTCCACTTACTATACCGAGCCATCTACCTCAGGCCCATTAGACGGAACAGCCAATTGCATGCAGGTAGGAGTTGGCACCACAGGCTCGTATGTTGGTCTAGAATCCAATGCGTATCCTGTCTGGTTTCAAATCATCCCTCCAGACCCAACCGGCACTTTCCCCGCACAACCCGTACAATGTGGTTACTACGGCTACAATTACCCGGACCCAAGCCACTCCACCCCTCTTGCACCATTCATGGGGTTCTACCTAAAGGTATTCAAAATCGACGCACCACCAAACGGGACTGATGAATCAAACAATCCCGGCATTGGAGTAAACGTGCCTGGTGTATGGTCGAATTACCATGGGCAGTACCTCACGGTCAGCACTGGTTCAGAGACTACGCTTGCTTTAGGACCAGGTGCAATCACACCCTACTCAGATTGGGCACCCACTAGATTCTGTTTCTCACCGTATGATCAAATGTGGACAGGTAGCGCAATTGTGACTACGCGACCAACTGTCCCACCCGGTGTATTCCTCTACCACCAATTGCCGATGTACATGTTCGCATATGGTTCCAACCTCAGCGTAAGCCCAGTAGTTGGGATACCCAATGGTAGTTCGTATTACTACATGGGTGCTGGAATTCAAACAGGTGCTACGATACCAGATATGATGATGTCGTTCCCTGTATTCTCCAGGCGACCAACAACCATCCCCCAACCAACGGTTGCTGCCCCTCTAATGAATAATGCGGCAACTAGCTCGATTGCAGAAGCCGGTGAAGTATCTTTCTACAATGTTGACCACTCACAGTACATTAATGCGGGAAATGCGTCATTTGCGAACCGAGTCTCAACAGTAGTGCATTCGACCTCGAGCGATACTAGATTCGCCATTTCATCAGGTCTTAACAATAACGTGGGTGGTGCTGTACCTGCGTCAATTAGGTTTGGAGACGATATCAATCTAAAAGCACAGTACTCTGGTTCCTTATCACAATTCAATACGTACATGTTGCCAAAATTCAGCAACAAGGATGATTCATGCCCAGATACCGCTCCCGTTACTGACACAACTTCAACGTGTTATCAGGACTATAGTACATTTAGCGACGATTGGTGGTTGGATGCTATTTGTACTCCTATAATGCTCTACAACCTAGTGCTTGATAGATGTGACGGTACGACAGCAGGAACTCATGTGCTCGCTCAAGGAGATGCAAAATGTAGTTCGAGTTGTTCAGCGGGAGTACTCAAAACATTTCTAACTACCCTCTCAAGTAGTTATTGTGGACCATGTACTAACCCAGGGGACGTTAATGTTGGATTCTATACTCTCCTGCCATCGAATTATGACAGTAGAGTCATGCTGGGGTTCAGTTCTTATTTAGATGATTGTTTTATTGGTGATATAGTAGGTACGTCAAAAGCAGATGGAACAGAAGTAGCTGACAATGTGTTCCTTTTAGCTCTCAATCCAGCCGATGATTTTACATCTAAGGGTGGTAAAACAATTGATTGTAAAACATACGAGCCTTCTTTCATGTATTATTGGGAGAGTACTACTGATACGAACGGTGAATTAACATCATGTTTTGTTGATACCACACATAACGAGGTTGGATTTGCAATGAATCGGTTTAACCTAGTGCTCAATACCCCTACTCTATGGGACAAGGCAAAGTACTTTTTCTTCTCATTGGGGTTTGTATGGAAGATTATCGTCATTATAATAGCTGTCAAAATCGTCTTTAAAATCGTTTTCGACCTAGTCTAGGATTATTGCATTCAAGAAGAAACATCGTATACAACCAATATAAACCCCTTTAAAACGCAAAAAAAAACAAGTCAGCATGAATTTTCATGCATACAAATAAAGTTTCATTCAATCATCTGTCTGACATTGTTCATTGCTCACATTTTGTGTACAATGAACAATGTCAGACAGATGAAATGAGAAAAGTTTTTAAAAGTTCGCACAAAATTTCTTGCTGACTTGTTTTTTTTCTCGATTTGACGGCGTCGCTTTGGCCAATCTAAGAGGCGTTCAAAAGCCCAATCTCCGGTCAAGAATTCTTGGAATTCATATGTGGGTAGTGTAAGGCCTGAATTTTCCACTAGGTACCAAGATGGAAAAACGCGTCAAAACTGGGCACTTACCCACTCGCCCTCATGTCGACTTATCGTCTGACCTGTACTTTTTCCTAACTGATGTACGTGAGTGTTATGGTAAGAGATGGGGCGAACCTGGGCTCATTAGACTTTTTGGGTGTACCATGTCTGGCATGAGCGTTCAAGTGGACGTGTGTGATTTCTTCAACTACGTGGTCATTGAGTACCCATACTCGGTTTCATACGACATGAAAACTATTTTAGATAAAGCATGCAAAACCCAGGCTACTGTATGGAAGTCTCACCCTAATGAAAAGTACCGGAAACAACATGGCCCGTACGTGGCCAAAACTAGGGCGTTTAGTGCTACACCTATTATGGGGTATAATGTGGGCAAGGTTCCCAAGACATTCCTAGCTATTTACCTGTATAACCTCAACACTAGTATTTACGTTTTGAAGGAGCAGTTGAAGTTTGGGATCATGCTATTTGGAGGCGAGGTACTCCAAACAACGACCATCTATGACCAGAACGATTATGTGCTCCAGTTCATGATTGAAACAGGATTAAAGGCGTGCACTTGGATCCGGATCACATCGCCCACATATACTAACTCGGTTGGAAGCTGCCAAATATGTGTTGAATGTAATACTAGCGCTATTATAGGAGACACTCAGAACATCGAGGTAGCCCCTCTCCGCCTGCTTTCATTCGACATTGAGACGTATGGCAACCGTGTGGACGCAAATGGTAAATCCATTTTCTCAGACCCAGAATTCGACCCTATCATTACGATTTGCGGCAAACTTTACACTTACGGATTTGACAATTGTGAGTTCTCGTTTGGCTACCAGTTGAAGGAATGTGATTTGGACAGCGAGTACCATGTGAGATGGTTTGAGACGGAGGAGGAGCTACTTAAATGCTTTTGCCAAACGATTGACCAAATAGACCCTGACCTCCTGGTGTCGTACAATGGGACTCAGTTTGACCTGCCCTACATCATAAAACGCATGACGCAACTAGGCCTCAAAAACAGGCTCGGTAAGGACGGTACAGAGGCGAGGTGCTACAACTCTAGCGGGTCCACTATCAAAACATCTCACCGGAAGGAAACCAAAGTCATTATCAATGGGCGCATTAACTGGGACGTCTACCCCATTGTATTCAAGAATGAGATGAAGCTGAGGTCGTATAAGCTTAACAATGTGGCCATTGAATTCATTGGAGACCAGAAGTTAGATGTCAGTTACATGGAAATCAACAGAAGGTTCAGGGGCAGCTCAGTAGACCGTAAAGTGATTGTTGACTACTGCATGAAGGACAGTGTGCTCCCCTACCTCATTTCTCAGTCCAAACTGTACCTTACGAGATACATAGAGATGGCGAGGGTTACTGGCACAATAATCGAGTGGTTGGTGCATAAGGGACAGGCAATCAAGGCATCCCAACAAATCCGTCGCATGGCCAGAAAGGAAGGTTTCGTTATTCCCTATCAGAAATCTGTGGTTGCGGACGAGCAGTTTAAGGGAGCTGTGGTCATCGAGCCCCAAAGAGGATTCTACTCTAATCCTGTGAGCACGTTGGATTTTAATTCCTTGTACCCAAGCATTATGATTGCACATAATCTATCCTACGAGACGTTTGTTGGCCCAACGGTACTAGGGGGTGTTTCTGATAGTCTGTACAAAACCTCTCCATGCGGACATTCATTTGTAACATCACAAGCGGCTCAAGGGATCATTTCGCGTCTATTGAAAGAGTTGTTGGATGCTAGGAAAGCTGCAAAACGTGACATGGCGACAGCTGATAGTGAGTGGAAGCGTAATGTGTATGATGGTCGGCAGCTTGCATTAAAGATGAGTGCCAATTCCATATACGGATTCACTGGAGCAACAACTGCTGGAATGCCAATGAAAGAGATCTCTGAATCTGTGACCGCGTATGGTCGAGAAATGATCATGGAATCGAAGAGAATTGCAGAGTCTAGTTTCGCAGGCGCTCAGGTCGTGTATGGGGATAGTGTTGTTGGTTCGTGTCCTGTTATTTGCAAAAACACAAAAGGAGATATATTGATTGTTCCTATCGAGAGCTTGTTTGACTTTGATGACTTTGCGGTAAATAGTAACGATGGAAAGTACTATTCCTTGCCCCCCAATGATATTACTCAAGTGTGGAGCGACCGCGGGTTCACAGAGATAAAGTACGTCATGCGGCACCATAGCAACAAAAGGCTCGTTCGGGTAACCACACATACCGGGTCAGTAGTGGTAACGGAAGACCATTCCCTCATAGGAAAAGACGGTTCAGTTTTTGCAGCTAAGGAGGTGAGTGCCGAGGACGAATTGCTGCATATGGACATGCCCTTTTGCACCAACTCTGTCGATGAACATCTGCCTGCATTCGCGATGGGACTGTTCTATGCTGATGGTTCATGTGGTATATATGGGAAATCCCTCTCTACGTACACTTGGGCAATTGCGAACCAGAACCTCGACTTCCTCAACGAAGCAAAAGATGATTTGGAGGGCCACGAGGAGTGTGGGTTTAAGATCCTGAATACCATGGGGTCTACGAGAGCGTACAAGTTAGTAGCGACCAAGTACCCAAAGAGGATTGTTTCTAAATGGAGAGAGCTCTTCTATTACAAGAAGACTAAACAAGTTCCCCAGATTATCCTGAATTCAAAGGCTGAGGTCAGAGAAGCGTTCATGAGGGGTTACTATGCTGGTGATGGCGATAAGTCTGGAGCATATAGATTGTCGAACAAAGGCGAGGTAGGAACTCAAGGCCTCTTCTTCTTGCTCTCGTCCCTTGGAAAACCAGTTAGTGTCAATACGCGAGTTGACAAATTGGACGTCTATACTCTTACATCGAGCTGGAAAAACCGTCCGCTTCAAAGACCGATAGACCGAGTTAAGAAAATCGAGTGGATGACGATACCCACCGACGAAGCAGTGTACGACATTGAAACCGAGAATCACCATTTTGCTGCTGGCGTTGGAAGAATCGTTGTGCACAATACGGACTCTATCATGACGTACTGGGGACCAAACGTATCCATTGACCAAGCCGAGCAACATTCGCGTGATCTTTGCAAGCTGATTAACGAGCGGTTTCCTCCTCCGTGCAATATTGAGTTTGAGAAGACATACTGTCCGTACCTGCTCATTGCCAAAAAGAGGTATGCGGGCAAACGGTACGAGGGCGGGAAAGCGTTTCTGTCAACGAGCGGGTTGGAAACTGCACGACGGGATAATTGTCCTATTGTCCCTAGGGTAATGAACGGGGCGCTCCAGCTAATGCTCATGGAAAACAATTGGAAACAAGCCCTCGAGTACGCAAAAGGGGAGCAACAAAAACTCATCAAAGGACAAGCAGATATTACTGAGCTTATCATTACAAACGAGCTTAAGAACGATCCATCTACCTACAAGGTCAAGAATGCTGTTGCGAATTTAGTTGAGCGGATGCAGAAAAGGGACCCTTCTACTGCCCCTAAACCCGGTGATCGTGTTCCTCATGTGATTATCAAGGCAGGGAAAGGGATCAAAAAGACAGAACTGGCAGAGGATCCCCTATACGTGGTCAAGCATAAGATTGAACTGGACTACGTCATGTATAATGAGACCCAACTCGCCAAGCCTCTGTATAGAATCTTCCAATTCTTTCCAGGGGTGACTGAGAGGATGTTCATGGGGGGCGCTCATTTACAGTATACAGCGCCATCGAGCCAACCAATAGGAGGATTAATGGGGAAGATGTTGGTTCAGTACAGTAATTGTTTAGGGTGCAAGAAAACACTAAAGAACCAAGAATCAAAACGTGTGTGTGCTAATTGTGTGGAGGAGGAACCCGTCCTTATAAGCAAAGAAAAGGAAACTGCTGCTGTGGTTATGCGTGGGTGTATTGATTGTTGGGAGACATGTAGAAAGTGCGCGGGTAATACGGAATCTGCTGAGCAATGTATTACTCGTGAGTGCGGGTTATTCTACAAGCGGCAAATACTCAGAAACAAATCAGAGGACGCAGCCGCACGCCTTAAGAAGTACGAAATAATTTTAGACTGGTAAATAAATGGCTATAGTCCTGTATACAATGACTGGGTGTCCGTGGTGTGTAAAGGCAAAGGCGCTCCTACGTAAGAGACATGTACCATATATTGAAATGGTAAATTCCCCAAAGGTTAAATCGTTCCCAGCGCTAAAAGTACCGGGGCGTACGAAAATGCTACAGGGATACGACAAAATAGCTGCCTACCTAGCACTCTTCTAGAACCCTTCTTTGTTCATCACATAATAAACAATACCTGCTCCTGCAATAGATCCTCCAATTCTCATAGTGTCATCCGATCGCTTAAGTACAACCATGTAAAGCACAATACCCGCAATGAGACCAAGGACAGTAGGCATGAGCTTATCACTAGTTGCCTGTGAGTTACCCTTCTTCTCTTCCATCTTCGTTACAATGAAGTAAATCGCAGCGGCAGTAACAACAGACAATGCCATCTTATTCTGAGACCCATTCAGGATAGTGTAGTAAGCCAGCACACCACCAACCACACCAGCGATTATCGGGGTGATTCCACTCACGTCAGTTTCGACCCGGCCCTTAACATCGGTTTCTAGTTTTGCACTAAACTCGCCACCCGTACCAACAGAGGCCTTAGTTTCCTCTTGGGTGTACTTCATGTAATCAGCAGCTGACATTTGACTTTGCATGGGTATGGAAAATTTTGAAAACTTGGAATTCTCAACACGTTTGTACTAGAAGTAAATAGATTCTTCTCTAGGTAACAATGGGTGACCTCATGTATGATCTGTATAGGGATCTAATAGAGAAGGATGGGAGGGACGTTGGGAGAAATATTGCACCAGATGAGATCATCGAAACCCTTGAACGGTTCGCAGCCATTTGGACGAGTTTAGAGGGACATGATGATATACTGACGATGATCATGGTGAACTACGGGTTTGGAGACGTGAATGAGATCTCGATGGAAGAGGTGAAAAAGAAGTACAGATCATTCCTTATTTGTATACGGAAATATCTTAGTCTGTTTGCTGAGCTTGAAATGCACCGGGATCATTCAGAGCTCGCAGTCAGAGTACATGTAGCCTTCCAAATTATGCAAGTCGGGTCTGAGATGTTTGGTGCAATAGCGTCTGCAAAGATCATACATTCTAACCTAGGGGTTGGAAACATAGAGCCGTCTAGTAAGTGGCTCCGACATTACACGAGCGAGAACACAGACTCTAAGGATTCGGACTTTAGGGAACTAGTCTCCTACCTAAACCGGCGTGTCTGCGTCAATGGTCTCTCTAGAAGCGGAAACATTCTAATGCGGCAGGTCTTCACAACAAATGAGAATGGAAGAGAATTCTGCACGTACGCATGGAGGTATTACAAGGAGATCTCGGACTTTTGCCACGGAGAGTGTGAGCCAGATAATCCCATGGGTTATGAACTCGCAACTAGGAACGGATCATTAATGAAGCAGGCGATCCAGTGGATGGAGTCACAAACAGAGACGTCCTTCCTTAGGTACATCGACAGAGACAGAGGGGTATTCTCATTCAGAAATGGTGTGTACTTTGCGCATTATGATTATTTCGTGAGGTACGACGATAATGTTGCGTACCCCCTTGAGGCCGGGTCGAAAGCGGGCCTACAACCAGTGGCATGTAAATTCTTCGACACCTTCTTCAATCCTCATGATGATAAGATGGGGATTGAGGCCATGGGGATTCCGACTCCTACTGTTGACATCATTCTGAACCACCAAGGATTCGATGTACAGACGCAGCGCGCAATTTGGATCATGATAGGAAGGTTCCTCTACAAATTGAACGACAAGGACAGGTGGGAGGTGGCTCTGTCGTTCTATGGTATAAGGGGGACGGGCAAGTCGAAACTAATTAACTTGATCTCACAATTTTATGATACCGAGGATGTAGCTGTCCTATCTGCAGACATGCGCAAAATCCAGGGGTTAGAGGGAATGGAGTCAAAGTTCATCCTCACTGCCTCTGACATTAAAGCACCGTTTTGGCTTGACCGCACGAACTTTCAGGTCATGACTGAAGGTGGTCAGATCAATATTCAAGGGATGTACAAGAAAGCAAAGTGCGTGCAGTGGAACGTGCCGATGTGTTTTGCGTTTAATGAGAACCCGTGGCCGGACGATCCACAAGGAAGCGTAGGTAGAAGACAGGCAATTGTCTACTACAGCAGGATTGTGAGGCCGGAAGACATTGATCCGAATATTGATTCCAAGATTAGCCAAAACATCGCTAATATTCTACTAAAAGCAAACAGATTGTATCTATGGGCATGTAGCGAGTATATTGGCAAGTCGTTCTGGGATTGGTGTCCGGCCAGTTTTGTAGACGCACGCAGCCACATGGAGCTCGAGAATAATCCCTGGGCCACGTTTATAGATAAGAGTGGCTATATAGAAAGAGGAGAACCCGTTATTTATTATGTCCCCATGAAAGCAGTAGTGAAGCTATTCAAATCATACGTTACCGAGGTGTGCTCTAGTTACGTCGCTCGTCAGGCAAGTGGGAACGAATCATCATACTTATCCGCATTTGCCGAGCGAGGATTCCTGGTGCGAAGGGTTAAGGCGAACGAGGCTCTAATGTATCCCCACGCAGAGAGACAGGAAATCCACGACGGTATTGTCCCAAAACTACTAGCAAACGTCGATGTCCTGTTTGGTGCGGACATTATTGGCCAAAATTTTCAGTAGTAACAATAAATGTGGGAGCACGGATTAGCAGATATATTCCTCAGTCCATTTGGGAGAACGTGTAGACAAGATACCCCAAATGGGAAATGTCGCATGAAGGAAGGCGATCTTTTCCCAACAGAAGAGTCGTCTTTCAATCCGTACGTCAGACTCCCTTCAGAGGACATAGCGTGGAAAACAGTAGAGAGGCATTACTCACAGGAAAACGGTAAGGACGACCTCTCCGTCTCGTTCGATATATCGTTCGGAACCCTCGCTACGATCATAACAGTCTTTGCGTTATTCATGTTCTACAAAAAATAAACCCACTATTAAAATGAAAACCGAGCGAATTAGAGTACTAGAGGACCAGTATTACGCAGAAGGGGTATTGATGGATGGAAAGGAAGTAGGGGCATGGAAGTATATGGTCGGTCCTTTAAGATATGCAGTGTATTATGGTTATGAACATAAGCTCCCATTTAGAATCGAGGTTGTTTACCCTGTTGATCTTGGAGAAAAAGGGATATTTAGCATTAGAAAGTACAATGGCGAGGTCCTACAAATTGGAATCAAGCGCCTGTACAACAATTTCCTTACCACTCAATACACCACTTTTTCACCCTATGGCATACGCAGGCATTAGATTCACTTCATTTGGCATGTTCGTAATTGGAGGCGTGTACGGATTGGCCAAGTACCCTTGAATGATGGTGGGATCGATTTCCATTCTGATCTCAGGGGTGACCTTTGTGACCTCAGCACCGGGAAAGTCAACGTAGTACTGAATGATCTGACTTGTTTTGTCCGATATCAAATGATTAATACCACCAGCATCTTCCTCAATACATGTCTTTCGCTTAGTTCCACGCAAATCAACATTTCCAATATGCACTGGGAAGTCACCCGCATCGTACCCTGTTGGCAATGGTTCGCGAGTGTACTCGGTGACGTCTAGATTATCAGGAGGCTCGTAGATACCAAGTGGAACCCTGTAATCAGCAGCAATACCAGCATATGGGATTCCTGGTCTAGAGTGGATGACAGGCTTAGTGCTAATGAACCTTTCTGAGTACGGGTAGATTCTAGTGCGTGGATGGTACCCTTCGAACTTCCGTTCAGCCATCATCGTACCTCGCCAACCACCCGTTTCAGGATCTTCGCCTCCCATTCCCTTCATGTCCCATAAAGACACATCGTTCAATGCGCCTTGAGACGAATTTGCCTTACTCGACCAGGTAGCGTATTTTTCACCGACTAGTGTGGTAAAGTTCTGATTACCGTGAACGTTGTTTTGTGGGTAGAACTGCTCGCCTCTCGCCCACTCCATTGGTCTCTCCATCTTTGGCGGCTTAAACTCAAACGGTGTAAGTGCCTCAATGTAATTCGTACCGTTTCTTCTGTTTTGATTTGGGGTCATGCCAAGTGGATTAAACAGATTGGTCACATACTTGGGATCATCACTCACAATGCTCTGGAACGAGTCCTCAAATTCCCCAGTCAGTGCCTGCTTGGGTTTAAGCGGAATGTTGCGCGAAGGATCGTAATCAGGGTTAATGTAAGTGGGTTGAATGTCAGGAAGATAATTCTCTGTGGTCCCGTCTATTGCCTGTTGGGAAAACTGAACCTTTTTTTCTCTGGGTCGTTGAGGTTTACCCTTTGACAATGCCGCAATTCCTACCATTGCAGCACCGGCCGTGACTAATAACAACTCCATTCCTTTGATTGAAACAATGAATTTTTTTTCTGTCACATGGGAAACATGTCTACTGTCTCGAAAGCGAATAGCGGGGATAACCAGAACCTCCAAGTTGCCACCCTTAAGGCCTCTAGTGATATCTTTGTAGGTGGTGATTTGATCGCGAGTGGTACAGTCAGTCTTCCTGGCGAAGTAAAACGATATGGTGGAGCAATCCCAACTGCCGCTGCTACAGGTACGAACACAACAGCCATTGCCCTCTCCGCATCATCTACTGATTTTGCAGGAATCGTTTCTGTAGATGCTACTGCGGCTGTACCGACCGCTTCTACTTTTGCAGTTGTATTTGCCAGCCCTATTGTCACTGCTAGCACGAATTACCCAGTGATCGTGGTAACTCCGAATGTTAATTCAGCCACTGCCATTGCCGCAGTACCAACATATGTAGCAACGGAGTTTACTGGATTTACCTGTAACTTTAGTGCTACTGCTACTGGTGTCATTCGATTCAGTTACATTGTGATTGCTTAAACCATTTTATCTGGCTATGAATAAATGGATCCGTCTTGGCTAGATTCCTTCCCAGGCCCAAACATCTTCATCAAGTACTCTGCTGAACACAATTATGATGCAGACGAAATCTGTATTTTTAATCCTAACGATACATCCAAAAAGTAAATAAACTACAATGAAAGTAATTCCTCTGTCTTTTTCTTTGCCTTTGTACCAACCTTCTTCCTCTGATTCTTCGTAGGCCGTTTCTCAATCGTCACAGTCACTGGCTTCTCTATCACAGCCATATTACCATCCCCGAGCCCTAAATCATGCCTGTCGCTCACAACTAAACTAGTATCTCTCACATCACTCATATGGTCAATTCCACCCATGAACTCAAGCGCCGGGGGTGGCGTATTAGGTCGTTGGTCCGCTAGTTTAGGAAAAGGCGTAGTGTGCTTCTGGGTTGGAGGTAACGGCGGAGGCGGTGGAGTATAGTTTTCCGCTTGGGAACGGACGGCAGGCATTGGAGTCGGAGCTGGGGTCGGAATTGGAGCTGGTCTCATAGTTTTGCCTCCTCTGTCAGTGAACTTATGTGGTTGAATAGGTCCCATTCTCTGTCTCAGTGCATCCATAAGGTGTGGATTATTGTCTAGTTTCTCAACAAGTGATTCCAACTGCTCCTCCTCTGTGGTTTCTTCTGGAGCGTACAAGTGGTAGAGAACTGCGGATGTTGCTGTCATTATTCCGAGCTTCATGATCGGGTCCATCTCACCAAAGAAATCAGTGTTTGAGTAGTAGATCTCCTCAATCACAGGATCAAACTTCTCCATTCCTGCCTCAATACTGTCCTTCCACCCCTTCAGTCTGATTTTGCCTTTGCCGAACTCAGTGGCTCCTTTCTCGACCCCATTCACCATGAGCAAGTACAGATTCTTATACATCATGATTGAGGACTCAGACCGTCTAGCATACAGGACATTCTCGTACGTAGTTGCTATTTCCTCTAATGTGTTTTTCATTGTGAGTTTTTTCGGAATCCGTTGTCCTGCTTGTTGCCATACATACATTCTTCTTAACAACTCCTTCTTCTGCTCTTCCTCTGATTGTTCAGGCATCTCCAGATCATCATAGTAGAACTGATCACGCTCCATACCAAAATCCCCCATGTTATCATTCTGCGTCATTTCGTTCTCCATAAACGCATACAGTTCAGGATCATTCTCCACTCCAAATAAATCATCCTTTAACCCATTACCGCGTGGGTTGCCCCTTAGGTTATTACGAGAATTACCACGAGGTTTAGAATTGAAAGACGGTCGAGCGAATTCGGTCTTACCAACAGGCGAAGGTTCAGGCCTGGTTGTTCTGGTTTTCTTAGGATTCGAGATAAACCCATACTGCCTATCAGGTGCAGGTTCCATTTGTTGGTGGTCATATTCATTCTTTATTTACTCAAACGCATAGCATCGTCCACAACTTTCTGACTGTACATATGCCTATTCAACATGATGTCTTTGAGAGTATCCTCGAGCTCCGACTCATCATACTCATCACCGTACGAGACAATACTATCGATCAATGCGATGTTGCGCGCCTTTCTCTTCTGAGCGTCTAGTTTCTTCTCGGCCTCTTCCACCATTTTAGGAGGATACTCACTTTTGTTCTTCACTATATCTTCCATCTGGCTCGTGATCGTGTTCTCAGTCCATTCTTTGTGCTCAGGCGTCATCACATCATTCACGCCCTCTTCGCCTCGTTTGGCCATCTCAATTCTGAGTTTCATGATAGCCGCTTCTTCCCCTCGCGTTTTCTTGAGTCCTTTCATGTACTCCTGTAAAAACGGCTGTCCTATGTGTTCAGTAACAACTTCATTCTCAGGCGGCAATTCCAACCACTCGTACATTGAAACAACATAACAATCAAAGGACTGTGCGCTTTCAACATCGGCCTTCATGAGTGTCTCAACATATTCTTGTGCAGCCTCAGCAGTCGGGAATGCACCAAAGACTCGGATACCCACCTTCTCTGATCCCCATCTAGTATTACTAACTTTTACCTCTTTGGCGTCCTCAGGAAAGACAAACTGCACTGCGAGGTATTTCTGGCCCTTTACCTCCGGGTAGAAGCGTTTGGCCTCGACCTCACGCACGCGGATATTGGAGATCTGGGTAGGGGTAGTGGTGAGTTCAGCTTGCATTTACTATACTACATATATTTCGAGTAACTCAACGAACGCGGCATCACCCCCTCCTCTGCAGTGAGTACGGGGTAGTAGGAGTCTATTTCCGCCAATGAGATCCAAGGTACTCCATCGAGGTATAGCGTGCCTCTTCCGTTCGCACTATGCATGAGTTTTGCGATTCGTCTAAAGGATGCTTGTGGGTCACTACATATTCCTCCGTCTAACACGTACGGGCTACCATACCCATCTGTCCACGAGACCTTATGTCCATTCGCAACAAGAGGAATAAAGCGTTCCCTAAATAGTTTCAACAGGGGATAGTTCGGGTTGTTGAATGACATTTCTAATGATACATACTTTTTTTCTGTGTAATGAGAAAGATGGCTAACAATACATTGCTGATCGCGGGTGGAATTGCTATCCTAGCGTACTTTCTGCTCTTCCGCAAAAAGAAAGGAGGCAGTGGTGGCAACGTTATTGCTCTTTCCTCTAGGCAAGAATCTACATCATTCACAACTCCGAATATCTCAGACGGGCACGCTCCTTCTATTTGGGAAACCGAAGTAGGCAGCCGAGCGTCCATGCCTGTCCAAGATGCGCCTGGACCGGGGGATTTAGGTAGTGTGTTTAGTAACCAAAGCAAGATGATCAGAAACCCCTTGTCTCCTATTGGGTTTGAAAGAGTCAGTACGTGTAAGAACTAGTGAAATACAATTTATTCATCTACCCCGAGTCCCTCCAACACAATCTGGACAGTATTCCCACTAACAATCTTTCTGCCTGATTCTTTTGTGAATTTACAAGCAGTGACAATAGCATAAGTCAATGCCCGTTCAACTTGGAGGCGTACTTTCAAGCGCTCGTTTTTGTCGGTTTCTTCAAGCAACGGATTCGCATTGAACCAATTGGCGTTCGTAGCAATGCCTTTGACACCTTCTGGCAATCTAACGGCCCGAAGTGGCAATCTATTTTCCTTCGCATATTCAACAAGACCAGAAATACTCCCAGCCAACGTTTCATTGAGATTACCAGAGACCTGACACCCAAGCGCTGAACATAATGCCTTAACACTCGCCAATGTGAACGGGAGGGCAACACGCTGTTTCTTTTCACCTTCCATTTACTATACGCCTTAGAATTATAGGCGCTAGTTAAACCCACTCATCCACTCCTCCTCTATAGGGTAATTATCCGCATTGTCCGTTTGAACCCCGCGGTGTTGCGACATCTGGACATGAGGAGGTGGGTGAGGAGTTTGTTGGGAGTCAGACACATTCTTCTTTGGTTTCTTCCCATAACTGTATGTCCGATGTACGACTAGAGGCAAAAAGGTAATGACTATAATACCCAGAATAATCAAAAGCCCAGTGGTCACCGTGAACACATTATGCATCATCAAGGCAACGACGATAACAATCGACGGCAAGATTGTCAGTAATGCCTGAGTAACATATTCTAACATTTTACATGTAGCAAATAATTTTTTCGGTTCAGCAAGTAAAGATGTTGGCTGGGATTTTGATCGGTTCAGCCGCTGCATATACCACCTCTCAATGGTTGAGTGGTTTCATTTCCACAAACCTCTATCCCTCAACCGGCCCTTTATACTCATTGATCGAAGGACTAGTAGGTGGAGTTGTTTTAGTGTTGCTTGCGATGCTACTGAAGAAACAAGTTGGTCTTTTAATGGGAATCCGTGAGATTGTGACATTTGCTGTAATTTACGCTCTCGTCACTACCTCTGGTCTAGTTAATGATATTATCACAACTATCACACTCCCTAGTTGGGCGAATACTAACATGTTGCCATCAGTTATAACTGGTCTTTTATTCACGCTCGTACTAACAGGCGCATTTAGATCAACCTCTAGCCAACTCATAGTCAAGTAACCCCGTTACTCGTCACGCTTTCGCTTTGAACTGTTGCGGCTCTGATAGATTTCATACGGATCGGGATCACCATCTGCTGGAGAAATAGGGCTGATTGCAAACTTTAACGACCCGAGCTGAGCAATGTCATATGATATGGTAAGTATTTGTTCTTTTCCGATCTTGAGCTCAAGGGTATTAGATAACAAAGTGGCCTTCGAGACGTTCAATAGGTCCTTAATATTGAACTTCTCACACACATACGGATCCTCCCCCTTCTCGACAAACCCAATGTACGAATTTTCCTTCAATAACGATTCCCCAGTCTCATTAAGCTCGCCAACAGCATTGAATGTCTTATTGGCGTATGTGGAGGAAACCTCCTCAAACCCATCGTTGCACTTGATAATGAACTGATCGTCCTTGATTTCGAGAAGGAGGTTGGATCCAAAGGCATTGAATGTCTTAATATCAGAACTCCAAGCATGAGAATTAACAATGAGCGTATGCATATGTGACGATGGATTTAATTCCATCTCGTCCCGGCTTTCCATCATAAGGGTAGTAGTGTCCATGTTTTTGCGTTGGGTCTGCTCCAAATTAGAAATCTCGACATGGAAGTACTTGTCGTCCTCCTGGTTATACCAAAATGTAATAAATGACTGACTATTCTTAATGAACTTGAAGAAATTGACGATATTCTCTAACTTCACGAAGACAAAGAACTGTTGTTGGTTCATTCCCTTGAACAAATACGTATTACCCTCTTGTTTGAAGCACCCACTAATAAAGATCGTTTTGGCAGGATTTAGCTCCTTAAATGATATACCTTCCTTATCAAAAACAAGCACAACATCCGCTTTCAATGAGAGCAATGTCATGAATATTGTTTCCATTGCCGAGGTATACTGGGTCTGGAAGAAAGCACCATGTGTAACGTTTTTGTCAAAGTCCTCCATTCAAAGGTTAGGTAGTGAACTCAATAAAACTCACAGGTACTATACACGCTAAGAATTCCAATAATTCCACATGCGTGTATCTAGTAATAAACTTTTTGGATTCCTACTACATGAATGGACGATTCTAACATCATCGTCTTTTTAATCGGTCCACCGTGTTGTGGGAAGTCAACGGTGTGTTCTAATGTCGGGGGTAATTTTACAGTGATTCAGCCCGGGGAGATGTTGCGATTAGAGTCAACACTCCCTACCGCTTTGGGTGAATTCATTAAGAACAATTGGAATAATGAATCTCTTACCGATGTATCTATTAACATGATGCAGAGGACAATTGCATCAATACCGCCGAATGTGCCAATTATCATCGACGGACACCCTAGAACGCCCATTGCAGCTAGGTCATTAGGGGACATTTCACAGGAGAGACCGTTAGTTGTAGTTGAATTCACAAACTGCGAGAATGAGAGCAGGGGAAGACACTACCTGCGCAATAGAGAAGCAGAGACGGGTGAGTCAGTGGAAATCAGGTGGAACACATACGTTTCGTCCGCCTGCGAGATAAGGAGCATTCTGAAAGGGCTTGGGGTTTATGTTTCTGTGGATGGCAGTAATTCCCAGAGTGAGATCATGCTCGAGCTGAAGTGGGCAATGGATGGAGCCAGGAAAGCAACCAAAAGACTAATACCAACAAACTTGCACCCACCCATCAATGAGGTTCAGCCAATAGAAAAAGCGTGTGTTATACAGTACCCTATCCACTACATGAATAGCCCGCGACAATGGAAGCATTTCGTAGGCAGGCAGGTTGTTTCCTTAACAATGAAGAATATTGGGTTATTAAGGAGAATCCCATACGCAGTTAGTCTAAAGCATGATGGCGAACGATGCCTTCTAATAACCGTTGGGGACACTCTTTATGCTATGAACCGAGCCCTGAATGTCTGGATTGTTAAGAGATCAGACTACATTAACAGCATTTCATTCACAATGTTGGACGCAGAGTACATGGTTAGTGACGAGACGTATATCATCATTGACGTGGTCTTCTGTACATCGAAATCGCTAGAGGGTATATCGTTGTTGGAAAGGATGTTGGTAAGCGAAACGATCTGCTTATCCCTACAAGACGCCAACAACAGATTTTTCAACCAGTCGTACCATGTTGTACCAAATGTAAGCAGCATACCAAAAGACCCCAAGTCCACCAAGAGTATTGATGGGTACGTATTCACCCCGCTTTACATGCCGTACGTTGAGGGAACAGACACCAACCTGCTCAAGTGGAAACCAAGTGACCAAAACACGGTGGACTTTATGTACACAAAAGGAGTCCTATATGCAAAGGACAAAACCAAGATGGTACCGTATGAGGAGCTAAAGTCTCAACACATGAAGCCATGGGTTAGAGACGGAATGATAATCGAGTGCGTGCTTAACAATGCCCTTGAGTGGATTCCCGTAAGGATTAGGACTGATAAATCAAAGCCTAATCCTGTACCAATCGTACAAGATATAGTCGAGTGCGTGAAGAATCCTGTGCGGTGGTCTGAACTGGCATTCATTGCGCTTATTGGTAGTAAATAAAAACACTTTATATACTAATGGAAGTGGGCATGACGATCAGAAAAATATGGTTGTCGAAACTGGTCCCTCTAATAGGTGAGCGAAAGGCAAACACCATCGAGAAGTACGTTTATAAGGACACATACGGGGACGAGTCTACTTTCTCTAAAACGGTTAGAAGAGTGGACGCTAGAGGAGAGACAGAGAATGATTCTGAACTGCTGAAACTAGAGACAACTAGTAAGCGGAACTATTCGAGGAAACTCAGGAAACTGTATAGTAATCTCACCAATGTTGGAAACCCAGGGCTGCTTAAGAATGTCAGACGGAATAGACTGTCGGTAAAGACCTTGCTTACCATGAGCCACGAAGAAATGTTCCCTGATAGGTGGAGGAAAACAAGAGAATGGCAGCAAAGGGAGATTCGTAAAATAAGAGAGCATGATGAGATGATCACTTACAAATCATCGGAAAAGTGCAAGAAATGTGGGAAGCACTGTGTCGTCCCGTTTGAGCTACAAACCAGGTCTGCAGATGAGTCAATGACGGTGTTTTACCAATGCACGGATCCGAGTTGCCAGGCAGTGTCTAGGCGGTGAAAATACGCTGCTTATTCACGGGAGAGACTAGCACCTCAATCAGACGACTGGCGATCGGGAGCTTAAGTTTATCGAACCAGTCTGTGGTTATTCCTAATAAATCCGCTTGTGTCACCCATAATAACTTTGAATTCGGCGGAGGCTCTCTATACTCGACCCTCGCCATGTACAGCACATACGTATTCCCCTTTAGAGAGAACTTTGGGTATGTTCCCTCATGTAGCTGCTTTAGGATAAAAGGCACTCGATCTTGGTAGAGGTTAGAGCTCTCCTCCATCATCTCTCTAACTGCAGTGTAAACCGCTGACGTATCGTACTCTTCACGCTTACCACCTAGATCGTTTAAAGCATCTCGTTGTATCTCATTCGTAAGGTTGTCAATTCTAGTTTCTCTACACAGTAAGAATAACTTACCGTGTTTTTCATCGTAACAGAATGGGAGCACTCCTGCCCCACAATAACTAATATCCTTACTCATGGTTAGAGGCAGGTAGTAATTAAATAAATTATCTAAACGTACCTAAATGAATCTAACTGGCGCGAGTGTGTATGATTGGAATTTAGCCTCTGATCCCATATACGCAAAATTCTTTGGGAGGGAGAATGTGAACCATATCTGCAAGTACTTAAAAAGCAGAGGTTATCCAGTAACAGCCAGTGGGATTAAACCATGGATGTTTCAGGTATTCGAAAAAACAAATAGAACTGGTTTCGATCCCGAGCAAGGCAACCGATTAGAGGACATTAGCGTCCATTCCATGAACATAGAAGCGATTGACTACATTATTTCCGAGCTCGAACTGAAGGACGAGGCAACAAAGGTACACCGGCTCGACCTACAATTCCCAGGCAGAGGAACCCCAAATGCTCCTGTGCTCAATAGCTTCAAGTACAGTGGTTTGGAATATAACAACCATTTTCCATGGGACGAGTAAATGGGTTTGTCGTATACCTATCGTTTTCCGCAATACAACAAATGATTAGCAAGCAAACAATAGAGTACTTAATTTACAATCCAGAAGAGTTGTTGAAAGAGGCCGTGCTGAATAACAGGAATCTAACAGAAGAGGATTGGGGCCTGATCCACCAAGAAATAGCGAGTAGGAAACTAAACAATCGCCTAAAAGATTCTCTCCTTATATCGAGGAACGCAAGTGGGGTAAACAAGTTTAAAGCAATAGGACAATTATTCGCGCGGTATGCAAGAGTAGGAAAGGGATTTGCGTATCTATGAAGTGCCTGGGATTCGATGTTGGCATTAGGAACTTGGGGTGGGCAATTGTGGAGTACACAGGAACAACTGGTGCAAAGTACTTGGGGTTTAAATGCCACTGCCTCGGACTGATTGATTTAGAGACATCGAATACTACAGAGGCGATTGAGAGGATGTGTGCTATATTTACAACAAGGCTGGATGGGATGTGGAAAGGACTAGTGGACGAGGTTAACATAGAAGTACAGCCCGAAGCACACCATATTGGTAAGTACAAAAAAGACAATACTCAGATGAAGAGTATTGGACATGCTATACAGGCCTACTTCATTGCCAAAGGGGTACAGGTGGACTTTGTGAATGCAACAGCGAAGAACAACATATACGACGGTCCCCCTGTTGAGAATAACACTCGCTCGCAAGACCCGTACCGCCAACGAAAAGCACTTTCCATTGAGGAGACATACGCCATTCTCAGGGCTACCGGGCAGTTGGGGCATTTAATGGCAATTGCTCTCTATCTAAAGAAGGACGATATAGCAGATGCGTTCTTGCAATGCTGCTACTGTGCATATAAATTTCGAAACAAAGAATAAATGGGATATGGATGTTTATACGATACGTTGGTTGAGATACACAAACTCAAAACAGACAAGCACAAGAAGGCGAGAGATATAGGAATAGAGAACATGATCCAAGTGTACTCAAATCTCATTGCACCGCACCTCTCGTACACAAAGCTCGAGAAAAAGATGAAGGCAGCGGCAGCAAAGTGTAAGACCAAGTGCAGGGTATTTACATCATTTATTGATATTGATATTGATGATAAGTTACTTGAGTTTGTACAGAGCAACGTCAGAATGATCCTCCAAGACATTAGATTCAATGTCAAAGTGGAGTACGATGGTGGCAAACCGTCGCTATTCATTCATTGGCGGATTGAGTGAGGGGAGAGGCTCTGCGACGGTTTCGTCGTTTTCTGCTGGCAAGGGGTTGAACAGGTTCCTCCTTAACCTCCTTTGCTTCAGGCTTCTCTTCAGTTTCAATCCCCTCTTCAGTTTCGATCTCTTCCTCAGTTGCCATATCCTCTTCTTCGTCGTCGGAATCTTTTCTCAGTTCCTCGATTTGAGCAAGGACCTGATTGCGGGGAGTGTCTTCTCGGGCAATAGGAACGTCCCTGAAGCTGAAATCGGCTTTCTTAGTGATCTCAGAACCCACGCGACACAAAGAGGTATAATACACACGGATTGGCTCGATGCTGTTACTTACATGAAAGGTAGATCCTCCAAACCAACCAACTGTTTCCTTCACAATGCGTACATCAATCGAGGAAAAAACCGGACCGGCATTGGTGTAGATCATTGCTGGACCAGCCTTGATGACCTCAGCACCTTTCCAAATAGGCTCAACGGTACAAACTTCGTCAACACCCTTGATCTTGTTGATTATATTCACTTCCTCTCTAGCAAGCCGCAACACTTCCTTGCGTGCCTCGCCTTCCGTGGCCGCAAATGATTGAGGCGAGGGGATTGTGGTAGGGAACTTCAAAATCCAAATTACGAATACTTCCTTGAGACTCATTACGTTTACAAGTGCAGGATAAAAAAAATAACAGAAACAAGACGATGGAAAAAGTGTATGGGTTAGTAAAATGGTGGAACAAAAAGGAGACTATATTGATGTCATGCAAACTTGTTATACTTACTGAGGAGGGGTGCATGTTAATAAGGGAACTAGGCACTCTTCCCATCTCAACATCACCGTCTGATTACACATATAACATCTTTGGGAAAGCTTTTCTTTTAGTAGAGTACAATAACGGAGCGGTAAATAGAGTAGTATTTGGACCAAGTGATATTACCGTCTTTCCCGTACCTGAATTCCCTGAGCCTGGTGTTTTGATCGCGTGCACATGGGTTGTTGGTTCGAAGCCTGTTGATGTTACTGAAAAACTAAGCACATGGAAGAGTCTACATGAAGTATATACGACATTCGCATTCCCTAATCACACGTATGTGGAGGAGGAGTACTTATATGTAATGCTTTCGAACGGACACTTGCGTAAGATGCGATTAGAGGAAGACAAAAAAATACTCTCGCTCAGTAGATACCCCTTGACGCAGGAGGAACTAACCGCTGCACTAAAACTAACTACATTGAGTGATTCGGAATTCGAGGAATTCTCCAGTGCCCTAAAAACAAGTAGTAGTACAGAGAGCCACAATGTCTGATTGTGAGGGTGTTGATTACGTTAATGACCTTGATGATGAATCAGTATGTGACACGTATGATGACGAGCAAGATGAGCATGACACGTATGGGGATGAGCCCGAGGAGCACGATACTAGCGACAAAGAGAATGCAGAAAATGATGAGAGCGGCCCTCCTGATGAAGACAAGGAAGAGCCGAGGGAGGAAAAGGGGAATGTAAGGGCTAAAGTATCGTTTGGTCCAGAGATTAGAGACGTGGATTCGAAGTACTTGTTTGCTAGAAAATTGGAAGTCCACAATCTATTCAATTATAGCCAAAAGGTGCATCGGTATAAAGACTTTAATGCAAAAAGTCATTGGCCGCCTGAACCGCAAGGGAAGAATCATATATGTTTGTATGACAGTTATGATTTCGATGGTATTCCGTTCTGTTATGCAATAGGGTACCAACTGAGAGGAAACAAGTATTACGTGCATCCAGGTGTGTTTTGTAGTCCAAACTGCGTGCTCGCGTATAGCAAAACCTCCATGTGCAAGAATATAGTAGGCAAACACATTGATTACGGGATATGTAGGACACTGTGGAAGTCTCTGTATGGTATTCCGATCTCAAAACATATTTTTCCAGCCCCCTCGCCGTACATTTTGAAGAGGTGGCAGCCAAGGGAAGGGGTGACCATTGAGGAGTATAGAACGGACTTTGCTTCCTCAGCACCAACCGTTCTACCCACGAACCTCCTTTCCAATAACATTTTACTAGAGGTTGTTCAGTACAAGAAGGAGACCGATGAGGAAAAGAGAAAAAGATTGAGGCAGTGGGACATGAAGAACGGTAAACTCAGGGAACAGAAGATCATACGTATAAAGGACAGTAGCTTCTCAGGGGCAGCTAGGAGATCAAATGGACCAAAAATCACTCCGTTAATGCAGCGTTTGCTAAAAAAGAAATAAAATCCGTGTAGTATCAAATGTCTTTGAGTCACGCTGCAAAAAGAGCATATGAAACAGCTGCTGCCTACATTGAAGTAATGGTTGAACGAGGTCAAGGGGGGAACCTTATTGACGTTGTTGATATCATGTGGGATTTAGCTTCCAACCCCTGGAAAAGCACCGAGCATGTATTACACACATTGGAAGCTGGTTTGGGAGTATACGAAAGCCTCCCTCCTAACCATGCATCCCCATTGTTCGATATTTTGAGAGACACTCTGCGTAATCCTGGTAGTAAGGAAGCACGGCTCCCTCCAATCCCAGGATGTTGGTGCAAGGGTTGTAGGGGTCGACAAACAAACCCAGTAAAGTTACGTGAGTACCCGCCCGCCACGCCTCTGAAATGTAACTGCGATGGTAGTTGTTACAGAATGACCAAACCGTGGTACAATCAAAAAGGTAACTTAGTGTATGCCGATCCATCTAAACCCATGCCACCTGACATGCCTTCAAACCATGCATGTAACGGTTGTATTAAGGTGGTATCATCTGAGGAAGAAGCACGAACTCCTCAACCCTGGCCTCATAACTATTGCATTAAGGTAGTACAGTCTGAGCCATCCAGCGAACTTCCAGGATGTAAGTGTGGTAGTTGCAATATTCCACCAACGAACTCAAAGGTAACGCAATCCCCGGGGCGGTGGGGACCAGAGGATCCTAGATGGGATAATGTAGATCAAGCCGATAACCTAGTACCAGGAGCGGTATTCCCTGGTGTAGTGTTAACTGATCTGCCCAATGAGTTCCTTACCACATTGAAGGACAAGATGGTACCTGAGCCTCCTAGAGCAATCCCTCTCCGGGAAAGATCGAATGATTGGAAGGATACGAGTCCATTCAATGATTTTGACGATGCACTTTCTAACCAGATGAACTTATCCGAGCTGCCTAAGGAGTATGTCAACACTAATCTTCCGTATAACAAAACCAAGCAGACACCGCCCCCCGTAGACCTACCATGTGAAGTTGCAGCCGAAACTGACCCCGAGATCCGTGGGAAATGGGCGGAAATATTGCAGAAGGCCACGCACAGCTGTCCAAGTACCCCCGCTGGTGTGAATGCTAAGGTAGATGCTCTTGAAAAGTTCTATCGCAGCATTGAAGAAGCAGATAAACCAATCTCTACTGAGGTCCCGGCAAAGGCATTCGAAGAGCTCAAACATGCTACTGAACGTATCAATGCGATCACACTTACAGACCTACTTGCAAACCCAGAACTCGAGAAAACAGACGATATGGGGGATTTACTGTACGATGAATTTAGTAAGTATGTCAAGAAGCAGGTAAACCAACCTCTACTGAATCTCACTGGTCTCCTTGACTTTTCTACTGAACAGAAAGCAGTAGTGATATTGCGAAAGACCCTGGATACCCGCTTATGTTCCCCTGAGATCCGAGATGCTAAGTTAAAGGCATTTAGTAAATTTAACCGCACTATTTCGGAAGGAGGTAACCCTGCTCCTGTAGAAGTCTTAGTAAAAGCATTCGAAGAGCTCAATCGTGACAATGAACGTATTGATGTGCTCATGGGTATAGAGCCTGAAACTGTTTCATTGCGTGAACATGTAATTGCAGTCGATCCACCATGTGACCCTGAGAATTTTGAGCACTGGCAGAAAATACTGCGAAAGGTCACACATATCCATCCGCGTACTCCCGATGGCGTGAATGCCAAAGTGAGTGCCTTTGAAAAGTTCTATCGCAGCATTGAGGAAGCAGATAGACCAATCTCTACTGAAACTCTGGAAAAGGCATTCGAAGAGCTTGAGAATGACATCTACAGTATTCCCTGTTAGAATCGCGATTAGCACACGAGAAATAAAATATATAGTATAGTAAATGAAACCAACATACTCGAACGCATGTCTCCAAGTAATCCCCAGTTTCATTGAGGTTGTAGCCGACCATGGCTGGGAGGAGCACTTTGGAACCCTAATTGGGATTATGCAAACATTGACCACGAACCCTGAGAGAGCCACATCGCATACCTTGTCTGTGTTGGAAGCCAGTCTCCACACATATAAAGTTTTGGGCAAGTACTACGAGGACGATGACCCGCCAAAGTGTGTGAACGATTTGCTTGACACGCTCTTGTGGTTATGCACCCAACCCCAAGTGGATATTATTAAGGTTCTGGATGACCGTGCCAAACTATTGGATGAAAAAGAGAAAATACTCAATGATATATCCAAAAGATTAAAATTCGAATCAAAGCACCTGCTTAACGATTTGGTTAGATCATTGGAAGCTGAGCGCAAGAAGGCAGTTAACTCACCAGTTCTGGAAGCTATCGATTCTGCTTTTGACGTAATCGCCAGTGCGTTTACTAAGGAAGGGATGGAACAGTTCAAAAGCAAGGAAGAAAAAGTTGACAAGGAGGAAGAACCAACCCCTGAGAAACTGAGCGATATCAGCAAACAAGTATTTGGCGGGGTATTCGATGCTATATTTGGTAGGGATGCGGAAGAGAAAGAAAAAGAGGCCGAGCCGGTTCGTACAGATGCATGTGATTTCACCAAGAAATTACTCGAAGCAATTAACTTCAAAGTGGTTAATGTTGCAGATGAAACCCCCAAGCAAGTACCTGAACCCTCCGAACAACCCACTGGTGATATCAATTACCCAGACCACAAGATTCATGTAGGTACTCTCACCGCCGAACAGTTCTCACAAGGGATTAAAGCAGCGTTTGACCAAGCGGCGAAGGACGAAGGAGCAGTGAAGGATGAGGGAGCAGATGAGTTTCGTACTTTCACCGATGGGGCATTCAAGCAGGTATTCAAGGCAATGGCAAGCGCGTATGGTAGCGAGGCAACTGATAAGGCTGTCAGTGCCGTGTCTGCAATATTTGGTTTAGACGAAAAAGAGTGCCTACCCGGATCCGATGAACAGTTAATTAAAACGGCAATGGGCAGTTTGAAATCCGTGTTCCCAGAAAAAACCATTAGTGAGTTAATGGAGTCAATGGTTAGTGCACACAACCAAGTAGCGAAGGACAAAGAACCATCTGAAGCGCGTGTGAATAAAGAGGAGTAATATAATACGTACATTAAATGAAATTCAAATCACTTGCATTGTTTATTCGAGCCTTTGTAAGGTTCAAGAAGGAAATCGCGTCTCCCATCCCACCCGGACTAGTCATTCACCCAACAGTACTGTACTTGATCACTGATGTCCCGTTCTCAGAGCAACGGAGCGAGGAATGGCACATGCAACGTATGAATGCACTTACTGCCAGTGACGTAGCTGCGGTCCTTGGGTTCTGTCCGTACGCAAACAAGACCTCTGTGTTCAATAAGAAAACACGCCCTCCCAAGACAGAGACGGGTGGTTATATTGGGTACGGCACGGCACATGGCACTAAATACGAGCAAGAAGCATGTAGGAAGTTTGCCATGGAGTACAACAAAACCGTATTTGAGCACGGGCTTATCCTCCACCCTGAGTACAAATGGTTAGGTGCTTCTCCTGACGGTCTTTGTCATACTGGGGAGATGGTGGAGATAAAGTGCCCTGTTACGCGTGAGATTTTACGTGAAAAAGACTACCCCTGTGGATGCCCCGTACAGTACTACCCCCAAGTCCAGTGCCAATTACAATGCGCAGACCTATACGTATGTTATTTCGTTCAGTACAAACCAGAGACCGCGTTTCAGGATATGGAATTTCTAGTAACAAAGGTCTATAGGGACAATTCATGGTGGGATAAGTATTTCCCCATGATGAAGGAATTCTGGGACAGCGTTTTAAAGTATAGATTCGAACGCCCAGACTGGCATGAGGTCGCCCCTCCACCTGAACCTGCAAAAAAAAGAAGAAAAATACTAGCTAGCATGGAAGACGAGGAATTACCTGTGTGTGACATCGACTCGATTCTTTCTGCGTATAAATAAATGGAGGACACAAAGTTCACTGCTGTAAATGCAAGGTCTATAAAGATCCACACTATAAAAAGGTTAGAAAAGCCTTACCGTCATTTCCATAGTATGATAGTGAAGCGCATAAGGTACGAGGCTGGGTTGAATAAAGAACACCTGAGCTACACCTTGCCTTCTTACTCTTTGGAATTACCCGACTACGACCCTCAGAAAGCCCTAGGATGGTTAGAAAACAAATTACTCTCTGACGGCTTCTCGGTCACTGTAAACAGGCAACGGCGGAATCTAATGATATCGTGGGCCCCTCCTCCTCCAAAGGCCCCAGTTAGTCGTTTGAAAGCCAGTCGGTTTTATACGCGGTACTAGTGAGTGATGGATCAGAACATACTAGATACCTTTCCACTACTAGGATGCTCTCCAGTAGATACTTACATTGCTCAGTTATCACATGGTGCAGAATGGGATAATGCTCGGTCGGAGTGGACGTGTAGCCAAGAAAAAACTGCTGAGGATGTTAGAAATGAAACCTTACAACTCATCTCCATAAGCGCAGAGAGAAACAGATTGGTTCGGCTCAGTATTGGGCAACCGGTCTTTGTCATAAATACTCAATTCAGGAAGGATCTGTGGAATGCTTTCTTCGGGCCCCTGTACACAAAGCACTTACCTGTTTTTGTGGGAGTCGCCCCCTATGTTCCGGCAGAAAAAGAAACCTATCCTCAAAACGCAATGTCATATACCGTAGACGACATCAAGAATTTATTACTAAAGATAGCACCCAATACACTATAGTTCTCTCTCGAGTATAATCCGCGCAAACATCCTAGTAGGCAAAACACGATGCTTGATCAAGTAGTGCAGGAATATACTTGTCCATCTGAACACCCTGTTTGGTCTGAATGCCGTAAGGTTCAGGAGGTAGAATCTAGCATGCCTACCCGCTATCGAGTGGTTACAGAAGCAACAGTAGAATGACGCATCGCTCTGTTGGTAACTCCCGTATGCATCTAGTACGTCCTGCGTCTTGGATAATTTGTCAATGAACTCGGGGTGGTACGCTGGCATCGGGTCAAAAGCATACCTATACGGCCACGGTACATTCACAGTCACAGCAGGCGATACCCACTTTCCCTCCATGAATTGCTCCCCATCTGAGTTCCATGTAATAGTCTCAACCGTCTCTTGATTCAGTCTATAACAACCCTCTACGTACCCGTCCTTTAATCTCATTGGCTCACTAGGGTCGAATATAACAGACGAGTCCCCATCGTTCTCGCTCTCGGGTCTTGTCCTTTCTATTATACTTGGCATTGGTCTGTCCGGCATGGGGTTGAAATCAAGATTCATTTTCAAGTGCATTTAAAAGAAGAGGAAAATGGCAACCACACCACGTCCGTACCCATCCTACCACCTCGAAATGCGCGAATGGTACCTCGACCTACTGTCTGACCACAGAAAGGAACTCAGGAACGAGTTGTGGCGGTTTTTACTGCAGAACAACAAAGACGACCCTAACAAGTCAAACTTCTACTTCAAGACAAACCCAACCGACGTAATCACTATTGCGGCTATTCTCAATGACGTGGCCGCATTCACGGGACTACCGAAGTGGAGGGTTTGGGGACAAGTAGTTAAGAAACTAGATGAATGCGCAAACCAAATTGAAACCGAACACCAAAAAAAGGCATTCGAGATCTTTATTAGCAATCTAACCAGTCGAGTTGGTGTCGTGTTCCCCTCTCTTCAAAAAACTCAAAATCAGGCTCAGGATCAAGCTCTGGAACAGGTGTAGTTGGTTCACTACTGAGTTTCGTGTGCACCCCATGAATAAAACAAAGAGGCGGTGGGTCAGATATGTTCCTCACATGTAGCGGTAGTTTCTTTCTATCGGTAATATCCACTTCCCTGAACTTTATGCCCTTCTCATAAAGACTCTGTTTTAACTCCATTGTGCTCCTTGCATTCGGGATTCCATATACAACAGCAATACTCATTTATCGTCTAATGAAAATAAAACATACGTTCCACCCGTAATCATTTATTCCCTACAATTATAAATGGCAGAAGATACTGTAGACATTACTCTCAAGTGGTGGGACCCGAGAACAATCAAGAGGGACAGGAGAATGATTATCGTGGGAAAACCCGGCACTGGAAAAACCGTTGCTGCCGTCGATGTAATGAGTTATATACGTGACATCCCAGACGGCATTGTAATGTCACCAACCGAGAGGTATAACGGCACATGGGGTGGACACGTGCCTCCCATTGCCCTCTACAACGAGTATAGTGCAGCAGCCGTGTTAAAGGTGATTGAGAGGCAAGAAAAGATATGGAACAGCGAGTACAGAAGGAAACTAGATGAGGCCAAAGAAAGAGGCGAGTACGTGGATAGAAGTACCATTACAATCCCACCTGTTTTCATTATCGCCGACGACTGTATGGCAGAGGGGGCGATAACAAGGGACAAAGCAATCACCACGATATTCATGAATGGTAGACACATCAAGATCTTTCTACTCATTATGGTCCAGTGGCTCATGGACATGCCGATTAATAAGCGACAATTAGTTGATTACCTATTAGTATGTAAGGAAGATAGTCCACCTAGCCTTATCCGACTCTACGACAACTTCTTCGCAAACTACTTCCCAAACTACGAGGCATTTGTTCAGGTGCACAGACAAGTAACCCAAGATCATGGAGTCCTAGTGCTCGACAGAACGTCTCCTAGCGATAAATTTGAGGACCATATATTTGCATGGAAGGCCAGAGAGCATTCAAAAGACCCTCGTGGTTCATTCAAAATCGGGACACAGGAATGGTGGGATCACAGTGAATCCGCCTATAGTGAGCAGTTGCATCAACCCACTAATGTTCTGTCTGGTAAGTCAAAAGGCAGGAAGATAAATGTGAAATACAACTCGTGATTTATTCATCAACTGGATTCTCCTTCTCCACCTTATCCCAAACATCTTTTCTAATCTTGATACTCACAGGTAGAACATCTTTCGTTTCCAGTACCATGTCCTCCTCGGCAGGTAATTCTACTCGTTTGGGTTTAGGCGCGTCCCCGGGCTCGGAGCTAGGATCAGATTCAGACTGGGCTTCCTTCTCGGGCTTCTTTTCCTTCGAACCACACACCTTTTTGATATACTTGCGGATAACATCTTCAGCTGGTAGAATGTCCTTCATGAGACCCATAATGCTATCTGTGATCTGAGTCCTTGCCTTCATTTCATTGATTTTCCTGGTGTTCCTGTCTTTTGAGTGGCTTGATCCCAATAAAGTAGGATTCTCCACAAATATCAAAGACGTATTAACAAGCAGTGAATAAACGAATTCATTAGTGTCAATCGGCTCAACCTCGACCCCCATACCGTCTTCCCCACTTGACCTTGCGATCATAATGGTGTACAGCTCGATGAGGGAAGTAAGGCTCTCACTCAGAGTTGGGAAAACATCCTCAATCATTTGAGCCTCAGTGTCCAACATTGCCTCGCCTTCCTCACTATCCATCCAGTCTTCAATCCCAAGCAAAGTATCAATGAAGACATCTTCCTTCTGGTGCTGAGGTACATCCGTATCGCCCATGACGTCCGTGTAAACCTTTAGGAATATGTTGTAAGTGATTGGGACCAGCTTAGTAACAATGGTCTTGCATGTTGCTTTAAATAACGTATCCAAACTCTCTCTGCTCATTTATTGTTGCTAGAATAAAAACATCTTCACGATAAACACAGCGACCCCGCCGCCGCCCGCGATCAAAAGGCATGTAGTAACGTCTAGTTCACCGTCCTTGACAACGAACGACGGACGGGTATAGCAAAGCGCCACTAGCACCCCAATAGCAATAACAATAGGAAACATCAGTCCTCCAAATATCCCACCACCAGAAGGCGCTGGATTCCCATTAATTCTATCTTGCGGTAAAGTAAGTGGTTCACCATCATAAGAGAGCGTGTCCCCCCTTTGTTGGCCCATGACGGGTGGTCTGTATCGCCTATAGAAACTCATTCGCGTTTACACGTACCATTTATCTTTCACGTTATACAACAACCGCATGGAACCTAGAAGATCGACGAGAGTAAAGAAGGCACCATCTCCTATTTACGTTCCAGACGAGGATGTGTTGAAAAAGTACTTTGATGAAGAGGACGTACTAGGCGACATACTGCTAACCTCCCTATATGGTGAAGATTATGTCCCACTAGATTCCGACAACGAGTTAGAGGACAGGGAAGAGACTCATGTAGCAGAGACAGCAAAAGAACAGGAGATTAGTGACATTAAGGAAAGACTAGATGACGATGATTTAACGACTAGTGAGCGGGAGGATTTAGTAGAGACCCTACGTAAACTTGAAGATGATTGCATGAGTACAGAAGAAGACGGTGATTTTATTTGTATAACAGACTCAGATGACAGTGCGGAGTATTGCTCTGACCTAGATTCCTCATCATCTGAGCAGGACCAAGACGACACTGTGGATCTAACCGAATAAAGAAGGTATATTATCAGGGGTAAACGACAATTTTTTAACTGCCCCTTCTGGATCGTCTTTAAACAACAAGACCACATCAGTCACATCCTTAGCTGTCCACGTCATGTCGGGAATTTTACCACCAGTTACTGATTTAGCATACATTCCCTCCAAAATACCAACCACCTCCTCTCTAGGTAAAAGTCTCTCCGGACAGGTGCTAGTAGGGACATCGTGAGCAATGGACTTATAGGCATCCGACGGGAAGTCAATGTACTGGAAGAATTTCTGAATAACCTCTGCGGGTGTCCATCTGCCTGACTTAACCTCTGGCCAGTAATCGGGCACATCCTGTTTAAAGAAGTTTTTGTACATCCGCCTGATCTCAGTAGAGGACATTTTGTCGTACTTAACAATCAGGTCAATGCGACCAGGTCTAACTAGAGCAGGATCTAATCTCTCTGGGTAGTTGCTGGTAATAATGATCATTCTACCGGGAACCTCTAACACACCATCGAGCACATTCAGAAACGTGGACAAGTCGAGCTTATCAGGATCCCTGTACGCCCTTCTGTTGTACATATCCATATTGTCCTCAGCATCGCGCTTCACTTGGATGTCACGGCGGAGACCAATTGTGTTCTTCCCTTGACAGTCCATGTCCTCGATAATAAACACACGTTGGGTCACTGGAATAGAGTACTTTGTTTCCTTTGCATTGGGTCCGCCGTCTGACACAATAATAGTATCCGAGAGCAGTAGTTCCTTGAGTTGCTTCTTAGTAGTGATATTGCCCATGTTGATATTCATGACATGTCTACCAGTGACATTAGCGATAGCTCTCGCAGTCGACGTTTTGCCGCAACCAGGGGTACCATGCAGGAGTAGTGCGAATGTTCTAGGTATTCCGTGCTTAGCATACCATTCTGGGTGATTCAGGAATATGTCAAGGCGCTTTCTAATGGCATCCACTTGTTCACCATATACGTTATCGAGCGTTCGGGTTGTTGCAAAGTCGTGTCTGGTGAAGGTAAGTCTTTCGTCTTGGCCTCTAACTGATCGGTCTATTGTGTTTTGGTCGAAGAAGTACCGCTTCGACCCAATCCGTCGCACGTGGTCCTCGCTGTACTTGCTTACGATATTGGACACCCAAACCTGTAACTCGACCGAATCGTACTGGTAACTATGCACATTGAATCTAATCACCTTTGGGTAGTGAGCATTCTGGCCATTGTCAAAGTCCACCTTCTGGATTCTCAAGTAAACAGGCGGATCATCCGATATACTAAACGCTCCTTCTCCAATAAGGAACTCCTGGTCGTCCACGATAAGGATCTTGCCACAATGCTGAGACTCGATGCCTTTTGCTAGTAATGCATCCGCCAAATCCCAGTTTCCTCCCCCTCCGTAGACACGCACGACTTCAATGACTGATTTGACATCGCCAACTGACATTTAACACGGATCTGATTATAATGGCCTACCTCTAGACGCGTATTTCCTAACGTACGCCATATCCTCCCCTAGTGCATTATACGTCACTCTGATTTTAGGGTTATTCAGTTGGTTCTTTCTATATATACGCAAAACATTAAGCCGTTTGATGATATCTATAGGATCCCTGCCCTCCCTAATCGCTGTTCTTAGTGCCCTCTGTCGTTGGAATCTAGGAACGAGGGAGCCAACGGATATGATCTTGTAACCATACGCAGCTAATCCGCCTCGTCCAAGGGGAATCTTGACCCCCGAAGCACCTCCTCTGCCTACAATCTTTATACACGCACGCCTAACGGTCGTTCGGGCGCCTGTTTTTCTATTGACGTACGTGTATGCCTTGCGAATTTTTTGCCCGCGTGGACACCTCATTTATTCATGCATGTAAAATTATTAGTTGATGGTCTTGCGTCCACGATTCTTATACTGGCACCTTCTCTCCACCCAGTAAACACAATTGACTACTCCAGCCACAGCGCAGAAAACAGAGGAAATCACCAGTAATGCCGCCTTCGAATTTTTGTAGAGGGGTGGGGGATAGTAGTCTGGTATGTACACCAACGCGATGCTATGTACTATAGCCATGGAAATAAATGTCGAAACCGCGCTCAAGGCATCCGAGAAATACCTCGTTCCAGACACATAAGGGACATGACCAACTGTGCTGTACCCATTCGACCATTTCCTCGTCTCAATGACTTCTAGAATACTGGTAACCAACACAGAGACAGCACACGGAAACACGCATCCACCTATGATCTTATAAGCTTCGGACGGTAGTTTCCATATAACAACCATGTCATAGAGGTAGCAACCAGAAAGTAAAAGACACAATATCATGGGTACGATTGAATCCATTTTCACTGAATAAGAAACAGTCTTAAAGTCACCCCCTATAGAATTCCAATAATTCCAAACCCGGGGATTCTACAAAGTGGGAACTCCGATCTTAAGGGGCCAGGATCCTCAATATAAACCCCTTTAAAACGCAAAAAAAAACAAGTCAGCATGAATTTTCATGCATACAAATAAAGTTTCATTCAATCATCTGTCTGACATTGTTCATTGTACACATTTTGTGTACAATGAACAATGTCAGACAGATGAAATGAGAAAAGTTTTTAAAAGTTCGCACAAAATTTCTTGCTGACTTGTTTTTTTTTTCGATTTGGCAGCGCCGCTTTGGTCGATCTAAGAGGCTTAAGATCCAGTCATAGACCCCTTTAAAACGGAATCTATTGACTTGGGTGGTTTGTATGGCTGAGCGGAAAGTGACTTTTGTACGTTAATGTTAATGAAGGGGATACCACTTGAACCTATGATAAACCCTACAATGGCTCCCAACATGAAAGTCGAAAATTTCATTTCTAGGGTATAAGAAAAAGAATGCAGGACCCAGTTCTACTTACCTTGGCGGTGGGGGTGGCGATTGATGCTGCCGTAGATGCGTATTTACGTAAGTCAGCCCTAACTGCGCGTGAGGTAACAAGGGCGTTAGTTCAAGCAGTGATTGAGTACGCGGTAACAATGGTGCTATTGCGCGTGTTTAGTAATATGATCAGTAGCCATAAAACTCAAGCAGAGAGAAACACATTAACGATTGCAATCACGTCCTTCGCCTCGTTTATAGTAGACACGACTGCTAATGTATTGGAAACAGGTAAACTCGGCACCAAAGAACTATCCCTAGCGGTAATGTCCACACTTGCGGAGTTCTTAGTAAGCAAAATGATCATAGAATATATGTAATTTAATTTCTAATGTATTGTTTACGCACAACACCATTCACTCGATACAATCGGTACTTACCACCATTACGGCCAGTATGGATTTTAGGTTGTGCCATGTACCCACGATGCGCTACACCTCTAGTACGATAGATACGATACTGACCCCCACGCAGCCCCTTTTTCTTTTTTGGATACCCGAACATCTTTTAAAGTGTATATATTTTTTTTTAAGGCATGTGTAAATGTCAACAACCGACTATACCACTCCCATCATAGATGTGCTCGAGAATGGGCTATACCTACCAGTCATGCTTGTTGTAGTCTCACTGGTTTCATTATTCGTGTACTTTGGAAGCATTAGCTGGCGGGAAGGCATTATGAGCGTTTTGGTTATAGTTGTTGCATGGGAAATCGGTAAACAGTACATGTATAGCTACTATAATGCCCACCTACCCTCCGTTGTCTCCACTCAGTTATGTGGGTACTTGGGGTCATTAGACTCGAGTGCCTCTGGGATCAGTAAGGGCCTACTAGACAGTATCATTAGTATGTTAAAATGCTCATCTACTTAGACCGTGTTAACTCCGGTCGGCGGGTTTAAAAAGGGAATTTAGTTACTTTTTCCAAAATTCCAAGAAACAGTACCATGACGGAGTACTCGCTTTTTCCAGAGAGAAGTCTGCTCGATGGCGTTGTGCTGTATAAACTACTGGTTCAGTTACAAGAAGACGGTAAACACATGCCCACCATTGGTGACGTAGGAGCCGACATTCCGTGCCAAACAGACCAGGTCATTACAGGAGGGGCGGTTGGGTACAAATTAGATTTGAAGGTCAGGTGCCAGCTAATCGATATAGTCTCTGGAAAACCATCGCCCTTCATGCTCCTACCCAAATCGAGCACTGGGATAAAAACCCCATTGCGACAATCCAACTGTATCGAGGTGATTGACGCCAGACATACAGGAAACCTCGTCTGGATCGTTGATAACCCTTCGTTATTAGATTTCAAGGTTAATGAAGGATGGTCGTACGTACAGATCATACCATACATTGTCCACCCCATTAGTTACATTTTCCCAGTTCCAGCAGAAGACGACAGTGAATAAATTCTAGTTATTACTAAATGTCAGCATTACATAGATTTTGTATTGAGAAGCACTTGAACAATTCTAGCCGGTTCGCGGTCCAAAACTGCGTACAACAACAGGTAACCCAAAACCACGATAGACAGGCCCCCAAGGTTCCCTACTTCAGAATTGTGAATATACCTCGAAGCCCCGCCTCTCCCATGAACGGCAGGCGTTAGAGTCCAAATGACGAGAGGGAGGTTCCTTTCACATATGTCGTAATCACAATAACAACAGTGACTAGGAATGCAGTGTTAACTAATGAGAACAAGGTGGACTCTACAGTCTCCTTCCCAAAATGGTGCTCGAGGAACCTGGTGTATAACGAGCTCCATGAGTTTATCAGATTAAACGAGATTGCAGCAATCACAAGACTCCAGAGTATTTTCCCAACTATCATTTATTGTGGGGCAACGAAAAAGTTTATGTTTAGGAAGTTAGCTATTTTTGAGAACAAACCATCATACTCCATCAGTTTCTTCTTATCTTTGAGCATCCTGAACTTCTTAGACTGTCTTATCCAAAAATCCTTCTCCTCCTCATCTGCACACACTTCCCATTCAAGCATGTGGATCTGGTATATGATGTAGTTGTAGTTTATAAGGTTCTTCCTACTACCCTTCCCGGTCCGCGGGCAGAATATCTTGAATGCGTTTGTGATTTTCAGGAACCATCTCCTTATTCTCTCCAATTGGCCCATGTCGTATAACTCAGGAGCCGGACCACCCAGTTTCAGGATGATCTGAGGAATATGCTCGTAACAATCAGCATACCTCTTCTTCTCCTTCTTATCGTCCCTTTTTGATTTTGACAGTTTCTGCAAGTACCTCCTGACATTGTCTTGGGTTAATTCATTAGGCTCAATTCTGTGTTTCCGCCTCTCCTTGTCAACTTCTTGTAATATATCCTCATCGACAATCATAGTTTCCTGGGCCTGTATAGCTGCTAGTATATCGTTCAAATGCATGATTGGTTGGTAATCGGTTCTAGACTTCCTCATTGCAACCAAATGATTAAAAGGGACTCCTTCGATTCCGCTTACGACTCCTTCATACGTACTGAATCCACAATCAATACAAGTATACGTTGCTGTCTTGTCAATATACGACACATTAGACATTCCGCAATTCGAGCAAACCTCGTCATCCATAGTCTTTCTCTTCCGGTGATCATACACATTCACTATTTTTGAGTACCTTTCACTGTAACTACTCTCCTGGGGCTGTTCATCTACTAGCAGTTCGATCTTTCCACTATCTAGAGGAATACCATTTGCATATATAGCATCACCCACAGTCATTGTGTTTCCGACCCCAATATTAAACCTCACAAAAGATACAGTGCCGTTCTCTATAATCGACAGATTTGCCATTGGGTTATCTGTCCCAGTTCCCTTCCTCAGGTGATACACGTACACGGTCTTTAGCTCCTTTCCAGTAAGACTGAGGAGAAGCGTCATGCCCTCACTACCAAACAACGGGTGCAGCTCCTTATTCACAAACAAGGCAACAAACTCCCCAGCTGGCTTGACGTCGTATTCTATCCTCTCATAGTTCGATAAGCGTTTTGATTCTTCTCTGTCAAACAAAACCTCCGCAACCTCGAGTATGTAATTAGTCTCGTCCCTTTGTTCATTCAGGACACTTATTCTCTCATTTAGCCTGCCGTACTCTGTTTTCTTATCGTGTAGTGCCTTCTTCAATACGGCCACCCCGTTCAGGTCAATCTTCTCACTATCGATCTCGGCCTCCAGTTCAGCCTCTAATTCAGCGATTTCACCTTTTAGTTTTTCGCCATTACTGACCAAACAGGGCAATATCCGCTTCTCCTTCTCGAATTCCAACAATCGTTTTTGGTACTGGGCATTTATGTTTGTTACCGACATTTCATCCTACACTATAATTCACTGACCTGTAACGCGTTAGAATTCCACTTTTTCTATTGCTAATATCTAGAAATGATTTTTTACCTTTTAATCGGAGGTGCAATCGCCATTGGAATAGCCATCATAGTGTACTTTTTTGTGTATAGGGACAATGGACCAACTAGGGACGTGCCAGTCCAACGCCCACCATACCCATACGGAACAGTACCAATAGACCCATCGTCCGTGCAAAGGGTGCCACAGTCCGTACCTGGGTCAAAGAGTATCATTACTACAGTAAGTAACCCCATAACACCAGCAGGGGCAACCAGAGCGTATCAGGAGCAGCCCCAACAAAACCCAGATGACGATGATCCTCTTTTTGGCAGTTTTAGCGAGACGGGTATAGACAAAACAATGGAATACCCCCGTTCTGAGAGGCGCTAAAAAAATAAACACTTGATTGAAATGATAAACGATAAATTTGGGTCAGGA